CCATTTCAGTATTGAAGTAGGTGTCAGCTAAAGCCTGTAATGGACTGCCAGACATTTCAATGCCTGATGCGGCAGTAGCCACACGCTGGGTGGAAACTAAACGCTTTGATTGCCTACGAAGATTAGCCTCTTCCTCAACTTTCTGGCGAGCAACAAGAACAGCCTCGTTCTCACGAACCTTGGCGTTGTACTCAGCCGTTTGCCGAGCAGCTTTTGCAGCGGCTTGGTTGCCTTTGTATCCTAAGAATCCGCTAACAGCCGAAGCGCCAGCCGCGATGACTACTGGATTTACCATTACATCACCCTCGCCATTCTAAAATAGTTCGTACCGTCAGGGCCAAACTTTTTCATAACACCCTCTATCTCAAATCCTAGCCATTCAGCAAACTTAACAGATTGTCCGTCATTTGTATGCACACTTGCCTGAACACGCCACATAGCATTATCGTCCATTATAGTATCAAACAGCCTGTCTGTATATCTCGCAACGGTTATAGGCTTGTCATACGCATTCTTGGACATAACAAGCCAACCCTCGCCAACACCCTCCCACATCATATGAACACCACCGCAGACAATAATCTCATCGCCATCCATCAATGTATAACCATCAACATCAGACTTATTTTCAAATGCCTTTCTAGCGGACAACGGAAAGTCAAACATCGTTTCAATGTCCATTATATGCTGTGTCTCAAACTTAACTAAATCAAGCATCGAATGTATTAGACCTTCTCATAATAGCCGTGACTGTCATCGGCAATGGTTGTGTTTGCCGCACAACAATCCGCGCATCATTGTCATATCCTGATGGGAAGAATATTTCTTTATCGCCTGTGAAAATTGGCACAGCTTCATCCATAGGCATACTTGAATCACGGAACGGAATGCGGTCTAAATTGTTTAAGTCTGGCCCAATCTCAGCACCAACAGATTCAAGGAAGCGAACCGTTGCGCCGTGTATTCGCTTTATCTTGCCCTGTGATACACCATCATTACCGCCAGCCTCTAGTCGCAATGTCTCAAGTATTGATGTATATCCATAACCGATATGCACCTTCTCTGCGTCTCTATCTAGCGTAATTGTACCACCCGATACCACCTTGTCTGCGTGTGCCGAGCCATCTGCTAACACGGAAACTGTTTCCCCCTCTAAGTGGTTCAGGCCAGTAATCGTGCTGGTAGCAGAGCCATCATAAGTTAGGCCAGAATCAACAAAAAACGCATTCTCAATAACCGCATTAAATTGTAGTGGCTTTAAGTATTCAATGTGCCGCACAGTATCGCCATCAATGGTACGCTGAACCGCTACATATACTTGGTCTTCAGCGCCTGATGGAATAGCGGTAATGCTTTCCACAATGCCAGAGCCGCCTAAAGAATGTGTGTGCCAGCCAATAGCAGCATTAGCCCGGTCATAAGTTAGGCCAATAAGCCGTCCATCGGTATGAACAAACCAGAGTATTAGCTCAGGCTCTTGCTGCCAAACCATGTCAATTAGACCACCGCGAGGAATGTGGTCAGCAAGGATAGTCAGGTCAACGCCAAGCAATCCGTCTGTGTCCAAATCAAAAGTAATCTCTTTGACCTTTTCTTGCCCCTTCTGAATAAGGATAGTAGAGTTGCCAGCACGAAGCGGTCTTACCTCGGATGAACCAAAGGTTGTTTCGCGCAACACGTTCACATTTGTTGGGGTAACTGGCTGTGCCCCTGTACCGCCTGACAATGTAAACTCTGAACTGGTTGTTAATATCTGCAAGAAACGTGCTGGTAAAAGATGCTTGATAACATTCACTCGGTCTGATGCAATCGTTACATTTACTGCCGCATCATCTTCTGTGCCGGGCTTGTGATTTTCAAAGTCTGCCGATACAGAGCCAAAGATAGTTTGTGGCTGACCTGTTGTGCCAGCAAAATATAGCCTTTGCTCATAAAAGCCTACCGCCCTTGGGTATCCGTTTATTAAACCAAACGCGCCCTCAGACCATGTTTTTACGCCAACGGATAAACCAGCGCTTCCACCACTAGAATATGTTGTGTATCCAGTAGAGTCTACTCCAGATAATTGGAATGTATTTGTAGTTGCGCCAGCAACCGTAAAAACTAAATTATTAACCTCGGTCATGCCAACAACATTGCGAATAATAATCTTTTGCCCATTAGTAAAACCATGAGACGATGCAGTTACTACCGCTGGATTAGCTTTTGTTATGCCAGTGATTGTTGCGGTTAAATCTGCAACGTGGTTATCTGAAACACGCTCAATAACTTCTACCGTAGCAATATAACCAGATGTGATGCCTGTTATTTTTACATAACCGCTTCCATTATGTTGATACTCCCACTTAGTAAAGCCTGTTGAGCTATCGTGATAAGACTCAGTACCCTCAAGATGCACTGGTGGAGTGCCTCCTGTTGTGCTTGTTGAGCCTGTTACATTCTTATAAACATTATCTTGATAATAAACCAAGTCATTATTAGCGTAAGTTTCGCCAGCGGCCCAAATCTCATGATTAATTTCTACTGGCTTTCTGAAACGAAATAATAAGCCTATGTGGTTAGCAGTAAAATAATCTGTGCTTGATGTCATAATCACACCAGTGCCGGGTGCTGCTGATGATAACTCCATCGTAGTATCTGTGATGTTTTCATCTAAATATGGGCCATCAACAAAATCCACATCGGCTAATGTAAAACTGCTAGCAGTTGTTCTTGTCAGTTTTGCAGGAGCGTGGTCTTTATGCGCCAAGTAAAGCACATCAGCAGACTGAGCATAGTTAATCTCAAATATATCTGTCACGCTGTAAGAAGTAGCTACTTCGACTATTTTGCCTACTGTGCCTCCTGATGTGTATGCTGTGTAAGCAGAACCATCAACGCCAGATAACTCAAAAGTATTTGTGGTCGCGCCAGCAACAGTAAACTCAAGATTATTTATCTCGGTCATGCCGCCAACACCGCTAATAAATACACGGTCGCCATTAGATAAGCCGTGGGCATTAGCCGTAATCACAACAGGATTAGCTGATGTCGCACCAGTAATGTTAGTTGTGGCTTCTGTCAGTATGCCACCGTCTTTGAAGAACCTAATATAGTTCGCACCAAACTCAAGCACATATGCTTGCTCGTCAGAATATTCAAAGTTCACCAAACGCACCTTACCACCATCTTTGCTTCTACCAGCAAAGTAAGTCCCTGGTCTGCGTGTTACGCCGCCAGACGGAAATACAAGCATATTGCTCAGGGTTTGAGCCGCCTCGTTGTATTTCTGTAAATCAATCCGGCCTTCTAAGCGCGGAGAGATTTCACCAGACTTAAAGTTGGTTACAATGGTTGATACTCGCGCCATCTTAGAACCTTATGTTAATAAAGTCGTCAGCAACAATTTTGTCAGGAACACCCTCGACCGCATCCATAGAGCGAGCCTCACGCATTCTCTCTTCATAAACAGCAAACATCTGCTGTGATACGCTGGTACTACCTGTAATTGCATAAGCCGTTTCTGCTGCTAACTTAGTAGCAATCGTGGAAGATAATAGGGAATCATATTGCTCAGTGTCGGTGATGCGTCCAATATAAACAATCCGGCAAGTGCCTTCATCCGTAAGAACCTTACGCCCCTCAATCTTAAACATAGCCTGAGAGTCATACGCTGCAATCTCGCTATCAACATTTGATGTAAACAGCGATAGCACACGCAAGCAGTATGGGTCTGTCGGTAAGGTAAATTGGTTGGTAAACCCAAAGGCAGGAGATTCGGAATCTTTGGCTAGTTCTTTTCGCGTCACCGCAATGTTCCAAGGATGCGCCCGAAGTACGGAATCGCGCACGGTTTCAAAGCGGCGATTACACAATCTTGCTTCTTTTGAGTTCTCTGTTAAAGCGGTAATCGTTGCCGCACCCAGCAAGTCCATCGCTTCATTACATATATCAACTACAGATGCCATTACGTTACTAGCCTTTCCAACTCTATCAAAGCACCTACGCTTAGATTGCTATCACCACCGTAAACTACATTGCCTTTTTCTTCTGCCTCGAATGCCAAAGCTAATAGTTTCTTCACAGGTAATAATACCACAGTTTCGTCATCAAGTATAAACGCCCAGAACTTTGCTTGTGTTGTCGCTATCCCTGACGGTTTATTCCTACAAAAAAACTCCACAAACACCCTCCCAGTTCGTGAAGCCATAAAATCTCGTTTCACCTCTATGGTCTTTGACTGAAGTAAATCCCCCAGCCACTCTTCGTGTAATTGACCAACCTTTAAGTCCCACTTAAAATCACTATTGTACTCCATGCCCTCCTACCCTCACGGAAAGAAAGGGGCGGCGAACCGCCCCCTCCAATGTTAGTTTACGACATACTCAATGATGAATGCCATATCACCAGCAGAACCACCAGTAGCACTGAAGGTAGCAGCGATGTAGTAAACATCATTCGGGTCTGAAGACTGACCAGCCAGTTCCCAAACCTGTTGACCAGTCGTGTTGAGGTCAGCCACTTCGTAACGGAGTTCCGCTACGCCAGCAGCATCGGCAACGTCAGTAGCCAAAGCGTCTTCATCCACAACAACGCCTTCATTTGTGTAGAAGCCTACGTTGTATGTGCAAGTGCCGCCAAGGTTATCTGAGCCAACACGGACTGAAACAAGAGTTGCGTTGGTTGGGATTGGTGCGAGCATAACGATGTCATCGTCAGTGCTGTCACCAGCCGCCAGTGCAACATTGCCCTGAGCGATGCGTACAACGCCGCCCAGTTCGCTTGCAGGGTTAGCAACCTGAGGAAGAGCCTCAAGATTTGCCACTAAGTCTGAATTTTTAGTAGTCATTCTCTAATCTCCTTCTCTACTCTGCGCCATCTAGGTCATCTTCATCACACTTGATGCGAACAACCATGTTTTCTTGCATACGAGTAGCACCGATGTCCATGCTGTAGTACACCTGAGTTGCGTAACCTTTGTCGGCACGCTCATCAATACGAGCAGAAACATCTTTACCAACACCAAGAGCCATGCCTTCTTCAGCCCAAGCAAAGCAAGTGCGGACGTTATTAGCGTCTACAGACAAGCGGTTGGACATGATGAAGTTGAAGCCCATGAACTGATTGATTTCACCCTGTACCAGTGCCTTAACGGTGTTGAAGTCCGCTGAGGTCACGCTTGTATCTGCAAGCAGAGCGTGAATCTGGCTTGGCCCCATTACGATGTAACGAGGAATGGATGGGTCAACATCAGCTTCGTCAAGCAGCTTCTTTGCTTCACGCAGCTTTGTCAGGTTCATATTGGTATCAGCACCACCTACTGATACAGCAACGTCTTGGTTTGAGTCGAAAGGTGTGCTTGTCGAACCAGTTTCACCAGTAGAAGCCGCAGCATCAAATGCAGTAATGATAACATCGTCCATCGCACGACCCATAGCAGCCGCAGCAGCCATAGCGTAAGATGAAGTTGGGTCAATCAACATACGAACTTTGTCCTGATTATCAATCAAGTCAGCGTATTCGTATGAAGCTAAGCTCAGGCGGCGTCTCGCATGTGGAGTATCCATCTGAGGGGTGTCGGCGTGCCGACTTGACCGTAGCTGGGCTGTTGCCAGACCAACTTGGTCGATGAATGCGTTTTTGCCAACGACATTCTCAATACGCACCGTGTCACGCAGACGGCTTCCCATCTGTTGCGCGAGCATCTGCACGTTTGCAGAATACTGTTGGACAAACGCAGTAGTAATTTGAGTAGACATATCATTCTCCTTTGTCACTCGGTTGCGTTGTCAACTTGCGATGCGCTACCCTTGCGGACGCTTCTAGGCTTTTGAGCCGCCTTTGGGCTATCGTCTTTCCGATTGTCAACAGGACGAACTTTATCGCTACCCTGCATGACCCACTCGTAGTATTTATCTGCGAGTAAAGCCGGATTCACTACATCACGCACCGTTCCAAATTCAATCGCGTAACGTAAACATTCGAGTCTGGTCTGGATATAATCAAGCTTCTCCATGAACCATACCCATTAACTCTTGAACACGCTGGATAGCTTGTTGCCGCCCAACAATGTTTGTTTTGTCCCAATAAGCGTGAGACCTGTTATTCATAATTGCATCAATCTCTGCCTGAGCCTGTTTAGGTGTCATAACATTTGCTTGTGCGTTCTCAGAAATCGTGTCTTCGCTGGTGACAGTTTGCCTAAACTCTGCGATTTTTGCAAATGTTTTAATAAATTCAGGGTTGTCACCTAGCCGTGAACCATCAGATAGTTGAAGGTCAAATATCTCTGGGTTTGAAAACTCTTTAGCCGCATTTACAGCCTGATTGAGTTTCTGGTCATATGCCCTGCCCCATTCCGACTTTAACGCTTCCTCTGTTGTTTGACGGAATGCTTCTGCTTGCTCAGCGCTGCCAGCATTAGTTTGCTCAACAGAAGACCGATAATAATCCATAATGCCTTTAGCTTGGTCTGGGGTTAAGCGCAACTTATGCGAAATTTCCGCAAAGTCTTGGGCAACCTCTTCTGTTACAATGTTGCCATCAACAGCAATCTCATAACCCTGTGGCGTTTCTGGACGACCTAATCTGTTATAGATGCGGTCAAGGTCTTCATCTGATGGATTGACTGGCATGGGAATCTTATCTGCGCCAATCAACTTCTGTGCATTAACATATGACCTAGCAAGATTTTCAACATCTTTAATAGGTGAAAGGCTTGGGTGGTCTCGTAACTCCTCCGGTATCATTCCTAGAAAATCGTTACCAGACCCACCTTGCGCTACTTCTGCTGGGGTTTCCAGCGTAGCAGATTGGGCTACCTGTTCGATACTCTCTTCTGACATAATTACTCCTGTAACATATTGTGAATATGAAGGATAACCGCTCGTTTACCCTCCTCGAATGCTGTGGCATTGGCATCGCCAGCCACATAACTTGAGCTGTGCATATTGCAGCGCTTCTCAAGGTCTTGTAAAACCCTCTCGCCGTTATCGGTCTCAACGAAGGTTTGTCTGTATAGATGTTTTAACTTTTCGATTTCTTTCTCTGGTATCATTGCCCAACCATTCTTGCTGCCTGTGCTGCCTGAGCCGCAGTATAGACATCCTCCTGCGTTTGCTGACGCTCCATCATTTCTTGCTCAGCTTGCGCCCTTTGCTGACGAGTTTCATTAACTTGTCGCTGGGTACGCAATGTAGTCTTAGGAACACCAAGAGAATCTGTTACATGACGCACTAGACCATCTGGGTCAATGTGGTCACCAACAGGTAGTGACTGTGCCAATGGCAACAGTATTTCTAATGCTCTCATTGTGCTGTTAAGGCTGCTGGACTTCTGCGCCTTAGCCAATGGTGACACATATTCAATATCAACATCACGGCCTTGAAGCATCTCTGGTGGCACAGATAACATCTCATTCCTCAGCATTAGGCCAAAAACACGGTCAATCATTGGACGCAACATCTCATTCATGAGGCGACCCAGCACAGGGCCAATGACTCTCATACGCTCTTCTTGCCGCTGGATAACCTCTGTAGCAGTCATGTTAGGCGCACCGCCTGACAAAATCTGGTCAACATAAAACGCAGACCGGATAGCCATTCTCCGCTGGTCTTCCATTGCCAAGCCAATGTTAATGTTAGCGCCAGTGTTTAATGGCGTGATTGTGTCGCGTGACCCAGCCCGATAAAAGTTTAGACCGCCGGGCTGTGTGCGAACTGGCAGAATAAAGCCGTCATCAGGCACAAGAAGTGGTGGGTCAATTTGTTTCTGGGCGGCCTGAATAATAGTCTTTGACATCAGGTTTACCATCTTCACATCTGGTAACGCTGTCATCGCTGGGCTTCTGCCCATCACTTCGCCTGTTGCTTTCAAGAAGCGCGGAACAATATATGGTAACTCCTCAAAGCCACTTTCAGATAATAGGGTTGAGGTTTCAGCATCAATATAAAAAGACGCAAACGGCATATTCTTGTTGTCTTTCTTGTTAGGGTCGCGGTCAATGCGCGGCAAGACAACGTGCAAAATTTCAATGTCTTCGTCAGGTCTTTTCTGAAACTTTTTCTGAATATGAGCGCTTACATTATCAATGCCAAAGCGTTGCACTATCTGACGAACAGGTGCGGTGTATTTACGGAACACAGTATCAACAATGCCATACTGGTTCTCTTGCACATAGAACTCAGAGATATGTCTGGTGCTAAAGCGTAACTGGTCGCCTTCCATCTCAACAAACATACAGCCAGTACCAAACACAACTAAGTCCACATACATCTCATGAACTTCAGTTTCAAAATTGGACTGGTTAAACGCCCTCATCATTCTCATGCTGGTGTCTTCAAGCCACGCCTGAACTTCATCCTGACGAGCAATGTCAGTATCTTTCATGTCGAGGTGAAACCACGGTGTTGCTCCGCTTGTAAGCATTCCGTGCAAGGATGCAGATAACAAATCAACAGCTTGGAGAGCAGTCCCATCATATATCAACTCCATCCGCTTTTCACCGCGAGAACGCTTTTTCACGATGTCAGCTTTCCGTGGCAGCATGTAGTCTGCCAGTTCTTGATAGTGGGTGTCCCAATTATCTCTACGCCCCTTAATATAATCAAAGCGTGAGACTAGTGATTTAATAAAGTTATCCATAATTACCCCAACAGTGTAGGTGTTCCAGAAGTGGTTTTTTGTTCTCCCAGCGCACCAGCAACAATAGTTTCTTTGCCACCCATACGGCGTTTACGCTGCTTCATCAATGCCTCTTCTGACAAAGCTGCTGCACGCTGTGCATCTTCTGGGGATTCAGCAGGAGGTGGCGGAGGAGGTGGTGTCGGTATAGATACTTTTGGCGTTAAAAATGACATATCAGCCTCCTACGGCTTTAGTTGCTGGTTTTGTGTATAAGCTGCCATAGCCCTCTATTAAAGTGCCACCCGGCGCTAGTTTCTTATATCTAGTCCGGCGCAATTTACCGCCCATAAGTGTTTCATCATCAGAGACTACTTCAGGTGTAACTTCTGGCGTTACCTCTGGCGTAACTTCTGGAGTATCGGATAGGCCAGCCATAGTCATAATATCTTGTGGTAGGTCGCCAATCTCTTCAGTGGCTTTCTTAACTGGCTTTTCAACCGCCTCCTCAAAAACCTCGCCAATGCTCTTAACTACGCCGCGAGTAACCTTCTTTGCTTTCTTAAATACACTACCCATAAAAAACTCCTACCATTTATGGTAACCACTTCTGCCTTGCTCTATCCGCAGCCAGTGCATATACGAATAGCCCAAATTATTAAACATCTGCTTAATATATCGGAAACCTGTTATAATGTCACGCTTTCCTGTAACGCAGATAAAGTCAATTACCATCGGCGCACTTCCATTGCCATAAAAGCCCTCCCTTGGGAAGTATAAGTCTTTGTAATATTTCTCTATATGCTCCTGCTCTGGAAACGCATAGGTCGCAAAAACAATGGGTTTATTTGTGTCGTAATCATATAAGGCAACAAACTGTTCCTCCTCAATGGGCGGCACTATTAAATTGTCATAGTCCCTTTCGTCCATCAAGCAATGAAGCTCACTTTTCTCCATCAAATAAGATGCGGCAAAGTAACCGCTGGCTTTGTGGTAAATCATAGCGCAAATGGATTGTAATCGTTTACCGCAACTTGTTGCGGAGGTCTGTGCATAGTCTCTCGATTCTGTAAGCCAATCGCGAGATAACGAAAAGCGTCCGCAGCGTGACTTGTATAGTCATGTCGTGGAGTGTCTCTAAAAGTTTTCCTTTTTTCATCCCAGTCCTGCCTGTATTGCCTTAAACATTCCAAACCCTCCGCTGTGTTGTCTCTGTCAAAGTAACATTTAGGTATCATCATTCTCGCTGCATTAATCCCATCAGCAACTTTCATCTTCGGAATAACCCTAAACTTAATGCCCAAGCTATAAGCCGTTTCCCAGCGCGACTTACCACTGCCAAGCTCACGCACCTCAATGTCGTGGGGCGCAAGATGGTCACCGTAGGTATAGTCTTTCTTCCGCAAGACTTCTGCGTAGTGGTCAAGCCCAACTCCACTGCTCTCATAATAATCAATGACATTAACTGCACCACCACGGAATATCTGGGCAAACCAAATAGCTGTTGAATCATTTACACCCAAGTCCCATGCGGTATGCACAGGATAGGCTGGGTCATATGGCACTCGCGTAATCCTTCCAGCATCATCTAAGTCAGATAGCAACTTGCCATAATACGCCCCAATAATAGCAGCAGTAAAGGAACACTCAAACTCCTGCTCATACTGCTCGTCTGTCATAGACGCTTTAGCAGCCTTCAGTTCCTCATCTTTAACAATCCCAGTCTCACTGGCTTTGCATATCCGATAATACCAGTCTTGGCTGCCATCACCTAACTGGTTTTTAGCAGTCTCTAACATATCCCAGAAGTGGTTATGTCCGGCTGGCGTACCCAAAAATGTTGCCGACCCCTGTCTATCTGATAACGCTGGCCTCACAACCTCCCCCCATACCCTCGGGTTCTGCATCCCATACTCATCAAAAAAACAATCATCGAGGTAAATCCCTCGAAGGGCATCGGGGTTTTCAGCAGACAACAGTGTGATACGCCCCCCATTGGGGAAATCAGCACGGAGTTCGGTCTCGTTAAAGGTAACGCCCGGAATCACGCCGGAATAAAACTTCACATAATCCCACGCAATCCTTTTAGCCTGAGTAAAGGTTGGGGCAACTAACGCAACTCTGGGTCTGGGAAGAGGATTGGTTAATACCCTTTTAATCATATGATTCACTGCCCAGACGGTCTTGCCAAAGCGTCTGTGCATGACCAGCACATTCCACCGCTTCAACTCCTTGTGCATCTCAGCCTGAATAGGACGAGGCTTGTAGGGTATCTTAACTTCCATTCTTTACTCCTAAGACCTTCAAAGCATATTCCCAGCTTTCAGTCTCTAGCTCTGTGTTTTCAAAGAAGTCTGTATGTTTGGTAAACTTCTTTCCTTTAATATTGCTAACAGGCACAAACCAGACCGTGCGCTGCTCAGCAGATACGCAAGCTAGTATGTCATAGTCATGTCTACTAGGTATCCGCTTCTTACCGCCAATGCCTGTTTGGAAATGCACTCTGTTTTTTACTTTTCCAAAATCACTCCTAGATGACTGACAAGACTTAACCTGTATCCTTAGCACCGCGCTTGTCTCTGGATGCCATGCAATCAAGTCCACCGAATCTTGTTGTGCCATAGCTACTCGCCACCCCCTAGCAATCACAGACGCTGCTGCGATGTATTCCCCAGCTAAACCCGACTCTGTTTGACTAATGACCTTATCAGCCATAAAGTAGCGATTGCGCGGCACTAATCAGTTTCCCACAGTATCTTGACTGTGCCATCCCTCACTTCAACGCCAGCACGGTTCTTAGCATCGCCAAACCTGTCTGGCATCGTCTTGCTGGCCTTCCACCGCACATGGTGTGCATAGTCCCTTAGCACGCCTGTGTCGTAGTCTTTCCTGCGATGTAGTGCGTCATCGAATATCTTGTCTAGCTCTTCCATGGCTTTCTCAACGCTGTACTGCTGGGCTTCGCGTACAGCGCCAGCAAACTCCTCATCGGTTTTCATGCGTTTATAGAAAGCAGCCCTAGATATGCCAACGCCCTCGCACACATCAACGATAGTATGCCCATCGGCAAGGCCAGCAATGATTAAGTCTGTTTTAGGTTTGGTTAGCTTTGTCATGTTATTCCTGTGCTTCGTGTGTGTGCTGAGAATAGTCTATTAATGTATATATAAGAGGCGTGGCCGCGCTGGGGTGCATGACCCATTATGAACCCCCCCTACCCATGCACTGTGGCATAAATGTCACACTACTGTTGCATAAATACCACACTGCCTGTATCATCCGTTAGTATTGCCACGCAAGAACTTTGTCTTTGCGTGTGCTTTGAATAATAGAATCATACCTATTCAATCCCATAATCCCAGGTAATCCAACGAATAATGCTTTTTGCCATTATATGGTATTACTTGCCATAGTGTAAACTTTTTTTTGCTTTTATGCTTTTTTCCTATTGACTAAGCGGAAACTATTACCTATGTAGGGCTTATCGAAACTAAACAAGGGGACAAAACAATGAACAACACAACGCAAAACGCAATTAAAAAACAAGTTTGGTATCATGAGACTATGGTCATGTTTCACTCAGGAAGTGATAGCGAAAACATTAAGCATCACAAAGAATCTGCTAGCAAGTTACGCGACCAATACAAAATAACTGAACAATGGTATATTCTAAACGCTAGCTTTAGGGGGGAATAAAACAATGATTCATTTAATGCTTCTAAACTTAATCGTGGTGATGCTAGCAACGGCAGGATTGATTGCTAGCTTTGCCTTAAACTTTCCTATTATCGCGCCTTTTGCTGCCCTTATTGGGATGCTAGCCATGGGCAGCTTTGTCTTAACTTTTCTTACTAATGCGGGAGAATAAAACAATGCAAAGATTCTATAAAGTAGCAGTTTACGCAGATATGTTGGACACTAACCCGACTATCACAACATACGATACAGAATGGGAAGCGCAGGACGCAGCGCATGATGCCATTGAACACATGACACAATGGGAGGTCGACCATTCACCCTATGCAATAACTGAAGAAGAACGCGACCAGATAACAGAACGCAATAGACTACTGGTTAAAATCTTCGATGGAATAACTTTCAGCAAAGAAGAGGGGAAACTATCATGAAAACGAAAGTATGCTTTAGACTTGAAAACAACGGCCAAATAAGCGCTGTTTTTCCATACCTCATATGCGACCATAACAAAAACATAACCATATGGGACAGCGTATCAGGCCATGGCGCGGCAAGTTATGGCTATGCAACGGTTAATACTGTTCCGGCAAGGCCAAGCGAATATGAGCAAGCTAAGAGAATCTTAGAACAAAACTACGGTTACAAATTAGAAGTACTTAAAAGAATGCCGTCATATAGCGCATATCTTCGCAATGCTAAATAATAGGCCGAAACGGGCAGGGCTTGGCCTTGCCCGTCCATGGGTTATGACCATGCTGATGAGGCCAATACTTATCAGAAACTTAACCATAAAGGGGAATACAAATGACTATTAAAGCTGAAATCAATGAATCTCAATTCATCAATGCTTTATGCAGTGACCAATACGCGGCATGGTCAAGATGCGCGGCGCGTGCATTGTTTGACTGGTACACTGAATTATCAGAATGTACTGGTGAAGAAATTGACTTTGACCCGATTGCCATTCGTTGTGACTGGTCAGAAATGGATACTGATGAGATTGCTGACCAATACGGGCATCTTTTCAGTGAAGCAGAAAACTTTGATGAGCTTTATGAGGCATTGTTAGACCATACAAACGCAATCCCATTAGATAATAACAACTATCTCATCATGGCATTTTAAGGGGGGCATGAGAAATGACTAAACTTGAATTACTGCAAGAAAGACAATCAGAACGCGAACAATATCTAAAGCTAACTGATAGAATGCGTGAACTTATGGATGCAAAAGAGCGCGATTGGCAAGCTATAGCAACATTACATGAGCAAACAAAGGAGCTGCACAATAAGCTCTATTCGTACACATATATGAAAAAGCCAGAAACGGAGGGATGAGAAATGGTTATCATCACAAGAATCTTAGCAATCATGTCAGGCATTGTCTTATTGCTAGCAGGAGTCGCCGCGATTGACGGCATGACACTAATCAGCTTAGCAATCGGAACAATGCTAGCAATGATAGGCCTTAGCTTAATAGGGCTTGGCTTAATCTCAATCAATAACATTATGGAGGAAATGGACTAATGAGAAATGACAGGATATATAACTGGCTTCACGCGAAGCCATTATATAAGCCCAGAAGCAAAACAGAAATCATGACTGAGATTTTGTCTGGGCTATTCGTAACAGTGGCTATCGTGGCTACTGTAATCATAACACTGGTACAATTAGGAGGGTAACACCATGACCAGAGGAAGACCAAAACACCTATGCAATATGACCGAAGAGGAAAGGGCGGAGTATTGGGTAAGCAGG